AGGTCAGCGAACTGGTCACGAAGAGCAAAACCACGTGCTCGCATTTGGAGCATGCGTTTCGGGTAGGTAAGCCATACACCTTTGGTTGTTAGTCCAGCCGCCACAGCTTCACCCCATGAGAACGTAGACACCACATCCGGCATATTTTTACGACGGGCGACACACGTTGCAATAGGATTCTGTGGGTTTGAAAGATCCATAGACTCTTCGACACCTTCACACAGTGGCGACGATTTCACGAGAGCGATAGCCATATCTCCCCAAACAGTTGCACGACCGTTGATCACTGCGATGTTCTGAATCCCCTGCATTGGGCTGATACCAAGTTCAGCAGACAGCATCATAGCGGCGAACACGTCATCGGGTTTTCCACGGAAATTCTGAGGGACAAGGATTGATTTTGAAAGTGTCTCGGCAAGCGAAAGAGCTTCCGCGATACTTGTTGGTTGGAACACCATTGCAGATGTTTGTCTTACTACTGATAAATCACTCATAGGTCACTCCCTAAATAGGATTAAAAAGAAACATTTTGTTAATATAGTTCACAATGTTGTACTATTGCTAATCAAAATCTACAGATTCTATCACCGATAATACCACGAATAATGCGTGATCTGCGTTTGATACGGTTCCTTTCTCATCAATGGTTACTCTCACGTTGTACGTACCCGGCTCTAATTTGACGGGCTTGCCATTCTCATCACGTTTCATTACTTTTATTTGAGTACTTGTCATTTTTTACTATCCTTGACAATGAACAAATACCCGAGGATTATTGCGGAAAATAGTACAGCGGTTGCTACTATCCCCGCGTCGTTTAGTTTACTGAGAAAGAACACAACACAGATAAGGGCTAGTAGTTCCATGGTTACCTACCGTTCCCCAAACACGAAGCTAGTATCGTGTTTACCACCGATTGTGGCTTTGTATTTGAGACCGATAATAGACCCGCGAATGTCATTATAGCGATCATCCGTTTCATCGCCATCTCGAACGAGCATTCCTTCGAATTGTTGCGGCACCTTGTAGAACACGATAGCCACGTTTTCAAGTTTGGATAACTTGTCTCTGATCATCGGAACTGTCGTGGACTCACTAGCCGAGAACGTCAGAAGATAATTGGGTGTTGACTCCCGTTCCCACACTTTCGTATAGTCGTAGAACTGAACGTGAGACAGTTTATCAGTGACGTATCGCCAATCAATATCGGATGTCACATTCAATCGGAATCTCGTTTTTCTCCCATACGACGTGTGTAGGTTGTGTTTGTGTCTGATCTCTTCGATCAGATAGGAATCGAAAAACTCTCGATCATGTATCAAAGCGAAAGTTCTGATTGCTTTTGCTTTCAGTGGATTCGAAAGACCGTCTCCTCCGAGTACGACTTTCGACTTGAGGATATTTCCAACGCCAGAAAACGCGATACACGTCAGTTTACATAGACCTGCACGTGGGCATGCGTTCACACCTCCAAGGGTAGATGGTAACAACTCAAGCCCGAAGTTCTTGTTGTCCCCTTTCGAAAGTTTTCCATTGGTAGTTAGTAACCCGTTTCGGAAGATATACTCCCGAACGATTTCGACGGTGAGCGTTGACATGTAATCAACACACAACCGCTTCACAGTTTGAAACTGTTCCTTGTTCATCGTTCCTCCTTTTAGGACATTGTTCTGAAGTCAAAGCGATCACCGTAAACGATCATCTTTGCTTCCTGCCATTCTTTATTCGACACGAGAGACACTTCTTTAAACGAAACATCTTGCATGTGTCTACCAACGAAAAACACGTACCATGCGTTGTGCATTGGTCGTGAATCCGACATGAATTTATCTGCTGTCGACACAACTTCAACCGCTGTCTCAAGTGATGTCATCTTACTCATTGATCTCCTCCACTTCATCATCATTAGCGTGGAAACCATACACCTCACACCACGCCATCGCCTCTTGGTTGTCTTCGAGACCTTCGAAAGGTTCAATCCAAAATCCAAAACCGACGATATTGGCGGCGGCAATGTTTGACGCAGGAACACACTCAGTCCCTGCTGGTGCTTCAATTGTTTTTGGCATCCAACCATACGACACTTTTTTTGGATATTTCAACACCCACATGTTTAACCCCTTTTGGTTACTAATTCAACTCAAGTAAAAACTCAAACATTGCTCTGAACTGTTTGTTGTACCATTCTTGTGTGAATGTTGGTTGATGTTCCTCGATCGTGAAATCTGGGTGACTGAGAATAAACTCAGCATACTCAGCACGTGACATCTCATACGCCTCATCCATGACAATCACCTCCTCGATAGTACGGAAGAAACTGCATTCCGCGATAGATACCACAGTCGCGAAACACACTGATCAACTCTCTCGCTTTTGACGGATCGGTCACGATATTGTAACCGTCAGTTGTTATGATGCGGAATGCCATAACCATCTCCGTTCGTGATGACCGCCTCGTGCCTCGTCAGCACACAACGGTCAAGTTATACTTTGATTACTAAAAGTTCATAGTTCTGACCATCAACCGTAAACGGGAGTTTTTCTTTTGTTTTGAGTAGTGATTCAGCAACAGCACCGATGGCTTCATCGGTAATATCCTGTTTTTCTCCCACCCACATAGTACCAGTCTTATTCAATTTCCCTGCAAAAATTGACCCCGTTATTGGAGATGTTCCAATTCTGATATTCATAGTTTCCTAACCTTTTCTAAAAGCTGATTTGTTTTTATTATTTCTTCGTCGCATTTTTCAAAAATAGACTTTCTCTCTTTCACGCTTCTTTGAAACGCTACTAAATACTCGATATGATGGTTTGCCATAGTTTCAATCAATATCAATTCATCTTCTGTGAACATGGCTACTTCCTTTCATAACCGTTCCGTTCGTGTGACGGGAATACCGCACACGACGGTGGTGTTATTCGTCTATTGGGTATCTAAACCGATTCCCACAATCACAATCATCGCATCTCAACTGATCGCAGTTCTGACAGATGATAAACGTGAACCCACACTGCTCGCATTCTATGAACTCTTCTTTATCGTCAAGTTCATGATTGTAATTACAGTTGGGGCATTTTGAATTTATGATATTCATACGCCCCCCATTGTTATTCGTCACCTGCAGTGAATATCCCATGCTCCATGAACATCTCGTCATCGCAATCCCAGAACTCACCCGTGTTGCGACACACTGCTTTCAATCCGCCGATGTCAGCGATGACACATGGCTCACCGAGGATGTCCCATTGTTCCCCCTTTTTCGGGACGCGTGTTACTTGCTCCTCGTTATTGTCTCGGAGATAATCGTTGACCCGTTCTAGTTTATGACAGAGAGACAGTCCAGATGTGTCGCCGTTGATGAAGTTATCATACAACACATTCGCAATCTCGTGTGATCGATCATCTTCGATAGCCTTTTCCTTGGCGACACGGACAGCACACTCAATAGCGTTCTGCCAATCACCCAGGTTTGAAGGTTCGTCACCTGTCACGAGAGTGACCAGATCCCACAACATACACTGCCAACAGTCGTCCAATTGGATCGCGTCCTCTTCAAGACGTTCACCTACAATTTCCTCAATGAGTGATTCCTTTGTTTTGTGAACAGATTTTAACCCTGCGAATCGACGTGTTCCATGACCGTCCTTATACACAACCGACACGTCACACCCGTCGATATTTATTTCGTTCATTTTTATCTTTCGAGAACTAACATTGAAAAAGTTGTTCGTGCTCTCTACTCGCTCAAGAACCCACGCCTCTTGAGGGTCGTTTTGATTCTGAATCACATCGAATATGTCAGAGTTTGAATATTTTTTAATCATTTTGATCCTCCAATAACTTATAGTTTCTTACTGTTTTATCGATTGCTTCCTTGACCTTACTCAAGAGCAGATTCACCACTTCTTCACTTCGATACAATGCGATCGTCATTTGATTATCAGCGTCAAAACCAAACACGACAACAACTTTATACTGGCGATGACACACGAGCATTGGTAGCCCATTGATCTCTATCGCAGAGTCATGTGTCCATTTCGGATACAATGTTTTAGAAAGTCTCGCAATGTTATTGACGAGTTCCCGTTCAAAGTTTCTAACGGGGTTGATCGTGTGGCTCCCATCATCCAACCGAATTGAACTAAAATTCCACTGTTTTACTAGATATTTCATATCTCCTCCGGGGAATTGTTCAATATCCACGTTCCACATCGGTTCCCATTGTAATCACGAATAACACCCGATGATGTCAATGCGTCAAGGGAATTGGAAGCTGTGTCAATCGTTTTCCGAATCAGTCGTTCGAGTTCTACTGATCGGTCATCGACGAACGCATCGCCACCTGTTTGAATATCGATTACGATTTTCATGATATTACCGACTTTCCATTGATCGTTGTTGATACACGTCACCTATGAACCGATTGCAGTCTTGATACCACATTTCGTGTTTGCAAGTATCTTCCATAGCCAACTGCATATTCACGGGGAAATCTTCAACACAAACGATGTTTGGGTAGTGAGCACGTACATGTGCCGCAACTGTTGACGAGATCTTTTTTATTGATTTCGGGATTTGAATATTCATGTTACAACTCCTTTTAGTTGTGGTAGTAAGCGCGGTAAACAACCGCGCAGAATCGACACCAATGTTCAGCCGCTTCAAGCTCGGTCACTGGTCTACCGTAAAGATTTTCGAGATGCTTTCTGTGCATCATCATCATTCTGACCTGTTTCATACTATCCCCCTTTCAGTTTTGGTCGTAAAGATACTCGCAATATTCTGACACGTGGCGTTCAAACTCTTCCTCTGTTTCGGGGATTTCACCGCCACACGTGAACGTGTCCACGTCACTGAGTGACTCGATGTCAACACCATCTTCGAACTCTTCAAAAGTGCAGTTCACATTTACACTCCCGACAACAGAATACCACGTGCCGTAGTCGGTAGTGGTAACAAACATTTCAGCGGGTGTTTCCGCTGACCCATACGTGCAGTTCATCGTTGTTGTATTCATCTTACGCCCCCATTCCAAGCCACGCATTTTCACGTGACTGAATGAAAGAACATTTCTCACTTGGCACGTTGATTTTACGCCCTGCCACGCTCAACGTAGCTACTCCACATTCTACTCTGATTACCTCACAGGTAAATTCTTTCCCTGCGATAACAGTAATTGCTCTCATTTTTACTCCCTTTTGAGTTGTTATTTTGACATGTGCTGAATGAATGAGGAAGCGAGACCGAGTATCCCGCCTATTATCATGATGTAAGGTATCGATGATGACAGTTGGATTATCGTTTCCATTTATCCCCCTTTTGGGAAAAGTAAAGCGCGGTCTCATTGTACCGCGCTGATCTACTGACTATCTCGAACAACAGGACACGCGAGTGCCATTGGGCATCTCTGCAACTTATTGTTCATACAATGTGGTGCAGGTGACGGATAATCGTCACAATACGCCACGCCAAACTTACCCACTTTTGGTGGTGGTGGGAATTTTCTTTCTGGAAAGTTTATTATGGTAGCCATTGTTACTCCTCTGATTGACCGTCCAACAGGTATTTCATATTTACCTGTTTGAAGCATATATAACACTGCACACGAACGTCGCGTGGAGTCCACTTGTCGTCCAATGTCATGTGGTTTCCACATGAACACTCACCTTCGTGAGTTGGTTTCTCATGTGGTGTTACATCCACGATCAGTTGTTCTTTATTTTTTCCCGCATTATATGCGAGAATTAACATGGCAATGATCGACTGATCGGTTGAGGCACCATCAGTGGTGTTCATAGACTCTTCACCTGTTGAGATTTTGACAGGTGAATACCCGTTTAGTTCTTTTGCAATTTTCATTTTATACCCCTAAACATTTGTAAAAAACTTCTGATACTACGATGAAAAGCGATACATAAAGTATCGCCTTCGTAATCATTGTTGCACCCATATCTGACCATTAAAAACAGCACCGTCAACAACTATCGTTGAGCGGTGAATCGGTGTGAGAGTTGTAGCTGAAACCAATCCCGCTGAAATAAGGATACCTGCGATAATACGTTTGATCATAATAGACTCCTAGTCTATAAAGTTACGCGGGTACTCATCAGTACACTATCCCGCTATCGTATCACCGTGACGGCATTGTCATGGCGTAGTGTATACCGCTTACGGCGGTTAATCGATCACACACTTAGATGGCATCAACCATTGTCACAAAAGTGACTCCTTCGAATACAATGGATATTTTGTCCTCGATACACGGGTATACCGTGCAAGAGCGGTCTACCATTTCATCCCCACGAAACACCCAATCACGGGTGTTTATAAACATTGCTTTTTCAAGATCTGAGAATCTACCCGCTCTTTCCTGTTTAGCCCTGTTGAGCTGTCTGACATAACGGGTGTTCGCTGTCATAGCAAGCGTTATTTGCCCGCTCGCCTTGATCTCATTGATGAGATCGATGGTAATAATTGCTGGGAGTTCTGCTGTAGTTTTCATAATAAACCCCTTGCCCATTACGGGCTTTAAATTGATTTGCCTCATCAGTACGTGTGGAATCACCACCACGTATACGACCCGAGGGTCGTTTCGGCTCACGGATAATTTAGATATAGCGCAATTCCGTCTTGCGCTTTTCCTTCGGAGTTTCTTGTTGAGCAGTTTAGGCACTTACTCGGGTGCGCTAATCATTAGCATACTATCCCCCTTTTGGGAAAATGGTTTATTTGAGATCGGACTCTTTTAAGATACGACCATCTCTATACATGAGAAAACATTCGCCTTTTATCAGCATTGATACAACAGTTATCCCGTCGTTATCTAACTCGGTCAATCCGTTATCTTCGAACCACTCAAATGGTAGACACGCGTTCATAATAACCCTTTGAAAAAGGTTAAACGTGAGCGAGGAACGGTCTTAGGTTGTGACCTCTCGTTTCAACTCACGCAGATACCCCCGCCAAAAGACGGGACGCTTTGAGCTTAAATCCTATTTATAGTCGCTCAAACGACTATGCGGTTTTCTTAACCTCTTCAAACGATACGCCATACGCCGATGCGATAAGGCGTTTCAGTTTGGTCTCAGCTTCCGTTTTTTCCTTACCTTTCAGATAGTCAAGTTTACGAGCTTCGAAAGACCATTTGAACTTTGCAGGTTCTGTCATGGTTGACGACATGATTAGATCAAGATAGATATTTCTCTTGATTTTCTTCGTGAGATCGGCGTAGTTAGTTTCTTTTTTGATAGCACGTACAACCGCGTCCACGGTCTCCTTTTCAGAACGTAACCCCATTGTTTCGTATGAAGCAACGGTTGAAATCTTGTGACCTTCAACGTGAATGATTGAATGGTCACTCAGTTTCTTTTCTTCGACGTTGAGAGATTTACGAACGAGTGAAAGCACGCCAGTTTCGGGAACAGCTGTCACAACATTGTAGTTGTTGAATGATGCTGAGATTTTTTTCTTGAGATCCTTCATTGATTCCATGGTATACCCCTTTTGGTATTGTAATTAAAACGGCTACTTATTGTGCCGATATTAGCCCGCCATATAGACGGGCAAAATCGAAACAACGTGTGTGTTGAATCGGTGGGTAAGGTTTATATATTTCAAACGATTCTTAATCTATTTGCATTTTATCCTGCACTGATTTGTGCAATGGTTTTTTGTCAGCTGATCCACTACAGCCCGTACAAATAGCGTCATTTTCCCAGTTGTCCCAGTGATCGCTACGGTTTACGAAATTGTTTCACTACCAAAATCACCAACCGCTCACACGGAAAATAATGGGTAGAGCATATAGAACGGGCTTTGGTCGCTAATCAAAGATAATCCGAACTACGTTTCAAAGATCAAAATCACGAATACTCATGTTTTGCAGTTCCTACGGTATCACCCACGGAAGTTCCTGTCATGGCGCGTCAAATTACGTATGGCGATTAAACGACACAGGTAATAAGACTGTCAACAAAATGCGCATGGCAAAACCACGGGCAATAATGTAAACGCTAAAAGTATCAATGACCACTGTCACCGAAGCGACAAACATACAAGACGGGAAACGAATTGACGCTTGACAGCGTTATGTCTTGTAAGAGTTAAAGAACACTGTCGAAGCGTTACCGCTTCGACAACTATACAAGACGGGAAACGGAATAGCGTTTTGATGCTATATATGTACGTGTACGCGTGAGAGTGAATATGTCTGGTGGTAAGTCACGTGAAATCATGGGGTTAAGTTGTATGACAGGGTGTAATACATTGGTCGTGGGTGTTGCAAACCTGTTGCATAACCGTTGCAACCGTTGCATAAAGTGTTGCAAAACTGTTGCATGCAACACATCGTCCAGTATAAATGTCGCCCGCGTGTATGCGTGTGGGGTGGGGGGTTTTCCCCTAGGGGGGTGTGCGCGTGTAACGGTTTGGCGGTGGGGTAACCCTCGCAAACCTCGCGTACCGGTTTTGATAATTGGGTCGTCTTGTTAATGTGTCGGACATAAAATGGATTATTGCGTGAACATGTTTTAAATGGTGATTTCGTGTAATGCGTGTGTCGCGTTAAAGCGTTAAATGGTTTCACGTGTTTAGCGTGTCATGGTGTGGGTATATGTGTATCGACCGTGTTTACGTTTTGGACGGATCACGGGGATAGCGAGTTGCTTTTTCCCCTGTGGAGATTGTTGATTTTTAACAGAACGAACAACCGGTTTTCCTAATCCCTGTCTTTCGACTATTCGGGAGATCCACGTGTATCGTTTTCATTCTGCCAGTTCGCCGTATACCCCGTTTTATACCACCGTTCGGTTTATCAACAACCGATCGAACACGGACGCTCGAACTGTAGAGTTATTGTGATCATCACACCACCACCTCTTCGTTTTAGGTCTCTTGCGAGCCAAGGGCTTTTCACACCTGTGTTGATTGGTCCCCGTTGCGGGAACACCTGTAATATAATCGAGAATCTTTCACGTGTCGATAAAAATAAAAAACCCAACGAACTTGGGTTATGTCCGTCGGGTTCTCCGTGTAACCAACTAATGTCAGTTATTCACAATATAATTCCACGCAGTTTAGACCACCACGGTGAGTCGTTGAATTTGACAACTTCTTTTAACACTTCAGTATATCTTGATTTCAACATGTGGTTGTCGTGTTTCACGTTAATCAATTCAGCCGCCGCATCTTTGTATTCACAGTTGAAGCATCCAGTTGGGCGGTTTGACACTGTGCTCGCTTCACTAAGCTGTTCCTCAAGACCGAGGATTTTACATATCAATTCTGATTCACGTTCTTCGAAAACCGTTTTGTCTTTTTCGATCTTTTCAGAGAGTTTTCTGCGTCTCTCTTTTGATAGATCTAATTCTGTCCCAAGTTCTGAAACTCTACGTGATAGATAGGATGTCGAATGCTCATGGTTAGTGTTCGACATTTTAATTTTCAGCTCTGCGGTGTTTTTTGTGACTTCGAATAATTCATCACACATTGTATTAAGTTCATCGTTACTTTTTTTGATGAGTTCGTCCAATGTGGAAATACGCCCATTGGCAATGTCTCTCTCGTGTTCGATCTGTTTTATTTTTTCCCGAAGTGGGTCGTGTCTTAATCTTTGCACCATGGTGTACTCCTACATCTTTTGATCTATAAAAATTCTGATACCTTTCATTTTCCCAACAAGAGGAAATAACTCTGGAGACGCAGGTTCAAACCATGCGTGCCCCTCATACTCCTCTTTCACAAGATCCCACGCGACCTGTGACATCATTCGAAACGGACCATCATGTGGTCGTGGTGTATTCACATATTTACGCAGATTATCGAAATTCATTTTTCACACATCTGTTCAAGAATGTCAATGGTCGTTCCCTTGACCGTAAATGCATTGCGACTTGTTTTTATTGTGCAGTGTCCGGGATAGTAATCACAAATATCCAAAATGTCATCTTTACGAAGCGCAACTGTCCCATACACGTGATCGTGAACCATCCCATCACCCAATCTATTCCACTCTTTCGCGTATTCATTTAGTCCTTCCGGCACTGGATCCATCAGAGTTGAATGATCTAACATTTCTTTATTGTGTTCCACTAGTAACGCGGTGACAACTATAAAATCTTCTTTGTAAACAACCATCGGTTCTCCAAATAAAAAAAGCACCAAGTTTCCTTGATGCTTAATATACAACAGTTCACGATTATGAACTCAGCATTTTTTTCCAGATGCTTTTGCGCCTTTTTTAGCCGCCATTTTCGCACCTGCTTTTGCGCCAACTTTGGCACCTTTTTTAGCGAATTTCGCCATCATTTCTTCGGGCATTTTACCTTTAGCCATTAGATAACATCCTTTTCATCGTGTTCATTACGACCGTTAATTGTTTCTGTCATGCGGACTGCGTCTGTCAAACGAGTGATCACGCTATCAACACCTTGAACTTCCGGGTTGCGAGTTTTAAACTCAACAACTTCATTGAGAACTTCCACCAATTTGACATACGTGTCACCATTGGTTACAACTGGGAACCCCGCAGGAATTTCTTCAACAACCGGTTCGAGTTCTTCTACAACTGGAGCTTCGGCAACTTTTGTTTTTGCCATTCATACACCTACCTGTTTGAATTTGTATTTATCCATGTCATCACGAGCAACGAGAAGATTTATCGTCGGCGTGGCAACGCTTCTAAGATAAATATCTCCCGGCGTTATCACGTGATTAAAAATCATCGAAGCGGTTGACACAGGAACTGCTTCGCCATTATCGAGAATTATCATATCTGATTCTCGGTCGCAATGATTAACATGGAACCCGTTGTATTCAAGATTTGTTATCTCGCTAACAACTTTCATATCAATGTCTCCTTACCACAATTTCTACATTTTTTTACGAGTGAATAATCATCCATTGATGAAATAAACACTTCGTCTTTTACCCAACAGTGACCGCGAAACCCACAGAAAAGTTCGGTTAAAAACGAACGAATGTCGCCGGATATTAAGAATAATAACCATAGGAAATTCGATCGTGCATTCATTTTACCATCCTAGCCATTTTCAGACGCATGCACACAGGCATCAATGCTTCCTGCACAGCGTGTGTGAACGGTTTGATCTCGTCTCTGCACTGAGATTGAATAAATTTACCAACCGCCAGATCGGAAATTTTTCGAGCAACTTGATCAAGTGTTGAGTGATATGATTTTTTTCGTGAAAATTTTCCAGATGGATTTCCGTTCTGATCTTTTGTCTCAGTAATGATGAATAAAATAAACTGCTCGCCGTCCCATTCAAGTTCTTTGTCGGTGTCGATTTTCATAGAAACTCCCGTTAATTGTTTTAAAAATGGTGGTGAACCGATTTGGTTTTAATCAGAATTAACCGTCTTTTGGAGGACACCAGTTCACCACTGTGAACTAATATATATTATCATAGAATTTTTAAAACGAAAAAACCCCGAACGAATTAGGCGTTCGAGGTTTGTGCGGCGGGAGTAACACCGACTTAATTGCCTACAGGATGCCAAGCAGACACGGTAAATATAACATCAAGGAGACCGTGTATGTCCAACAAAATCTTTTCGTATGCGGCAACCGCCGTTCAAACAATGTTTACTTTTGTTCCATTTCGCGAACAAACGAACATGATAAATCCACACAATGGTCAGTTATTGGAAAAAATAACTAGAATACCAATTACCATTACCCCTCAATTTGTTGCTCCATCAATTCACCGATCGCTCGTGAATAGTGGGTTCTATGATAAAGATTAAAAACTTACCTCTTGTTATTTCGACCGTTCGACGGAAGAGAATAGTGACACATGTTCTCTTCATTATGATGGACGAGGCGAGTAGAAACAACAGTCTTTTTATTGATTCTGCTTGGAGCGAAGCACACGAAATAAGCGTGTGTAGAACCAATTGGTTCAATGGTGTTAAGTCACTGATTTCTGGTGGTGTCATTTTTAGACATAATGGTAAAATTGAATTATCAAGTGATGTGTTTGAAGTGTGTTAAGTGGTCCACCACATACGGGTTTTCCATATATGGGTTATCCATATATGGCTAATCCGACCCTAAGTAATACTTATTACATTAAGACTTATTAGAGTTAAAAGAAAATATTAAAAGAAAAGTTTTGAGGACATGATGACATCACTGTTTAAAAAAATTAAGTCAAAGCTGTTTAGCGTGTCGGTAGAAACACAAGTGTCTCTTCTTTTGGAAGTGTTCAAAACAGAAGAACAGAAAAAAGAGTTCATACGCGGTATGAGAAAAAAACAAGTGATTCCAAACTTCGAACCAGAAGACGAACAACGTATTTTGGGTGCAGTGCATGATGTACTGTTTAATCAAGTAATCAAGTATGTTATCACAAATGGTTTCCCAAAGGAGAAAACTGATGAGCGTTGAGATAAGAAAAGAAAAAGGTGTCAGATATGGTAGAGGTCTCGCGAGTTCCATGAGAGGACTTGGTGATGTTCATTCAAGACCGTTCGCAGTTGATCAAAACCATTGGGATAAAATTTTCGGAAAAAAGGAAAAACCAAATGAACATATCGCACCACTCGCTGAACAGTAAACTGTCAAAAGACCCGGAAACACATCTCACCTCGAAGGAAGAGATGATATGTTTTCTGTACACCACTGATGAATGGTGTAAAGGTGATAAGGTAAAAACGCTTCTTCGCGCAAATTACTCAGCAATGTTGTCGGGAGCAACACCGGATGCTGAGATGGCGAAAGTCGTGAATGAGGTATTCTCGAATAAACATGTCAAAAAACGAATCGACCAAATCGTGAAAGATCGAGATGGTGCATTTGTGTTCGACCGATTGGATGTTCTGAAAAACTACAAGCAACTATACGAGATGACAACCCAAGGTGACGAAACCGATTTAAAGACAGCCAAGGCAATAAATGATTCTATGGCAAAAGTTCTCGGTATGTTCGACGACATCAAGAAAGTCGACACAGGAACAGACCCAGCGAAGCTCGCAAAAGCGGCGTATGCTCGTGGTCGTGAAGCCGGTAGAAAACAACGCGAGACAATGAAGCCACTCGAGATTATCCAAATGAAGAAACGAAACGGGACTGAATAATGGGTCGAATAAAAACGCCGGAAGAAAAAGTAAATTTTAGTGATTTCTTTGATGAAGAGACGTTAGCGTTTTACCAAAGAAATCCATCGGCGTTTATCTACGAAATCATGTTTCATGAAAATTCCGTATATGATGGTGGGGATCTATACCTATCAGATCAACAGGAAGCCATCTTACAAGCCGTTGCGGACGCTGTAGATGGTGGAGAGACCAAGATATCCATCGTTGCAGGAAAAGGCTTGGGAAAAACGGCTATTGAAGCGTTGCTCATGTGTTGGTTCGTCTCAGTGTTCCATTTGCCGAAAGTTGTAGCCACTGCTCCATCATTTCCACAGTTGAAATCAGCTCTGTGGACAGAGGTTTCAAAATGGATGAAACAATCTCTAGTTTCCCCACTGTTTGAAATAACATCGGAAAGAATGTATCTGAAAGATGATGCGTATAAATCAAACTGGTGGGCTGAACCTCGAACATCAACACGCAAAGAAAACATGCAGGGTCTTCACGAGGACAATATGCTTTTCCTCATTGACGAAGCATCTGGTGTCCCCGATGAAATTATTGATGCTCTCGACACGACTCGAACCGGTGATCCATCTAAAGGTGTAAATATCCTCCTTTTGATGGGTAATGGAACAAAAACCGACGGACTGTTCTACGACTCACACAACCAAGACGCGAAGCATTACAAGACTCTGCAATTCTCATCGATCGATTCTCCGTTCGTAGACAAGAAAAAAACGGCTGAACTTATCGAACGGTATGGTTGGGAACATGACGTTATCCGTGTATCTGTAAGAGGGCTGTTCCCGAAAGGAAATAGCGACTCGCTCATTTCTCTGTCTGATGTTGAAGCATGTATGATGCGAGACGTTGATCGTGGAGTTCCAATTCAGATCGGCGTTGACGTTGCTCGCTACGGAGCTGACTTAACTGTGTTGACGTGGCGAGAAGGATGGTATGTTCACCCACAGGTAACAGCATCAAAAACTGGGGTGAATGATGTTGTAGATATGACACTCGCTCTCGTGAAAACGATTCGAAATAAAACAGATTACCAGGGAATAATCGACGTAAAAGTGGACGACACTGGTGTTGGAGGAGGATGTACAGATTACCTTAACTTGGATAGAGAGAACAACATAAACGTCGTTCCTTGTAACTTTGGTGGCGCGGCTGACCAGAAAGATTTGTATCACGATTCAGCTTCCGAAATGTGGGGTTTTGTAAGAGACAACATCGACAAAATTCAATTACCAGAATCACGTTTCCTCGCCGCAGAATTATCAACGCGTCGATTCAAACTCCCCGGCGGAAGAATTATGATCGAGTCGAAATCTGTTTACAAGAAGGAGTTTAAAGCATCTCCCGACTTAGCAGACTCACTCGTGTTATGTTTCGCTCAGAAAAAACCAGAACGAACAACACTGAAGGATTTCGATAAACTCGATAGTAACACCGTTAAAAACAATGTGTCTATCGATGCGTATTCGGAAACATTTGTGTCAACATGGTATTCACGTGATATGTATGCGTCACTTGTTCACGCTACGTGGGACGGGTTCAGATTAACGGTTCACACAGATTACGCCGGTGATGACAATATCTTCTCTGTTGGTTCTCTGATAAACCATGTTCGATCCGTTTCAACGAGTTCTATCTGTATCGGGAATGACCGAATGTTTGGTGATCTCGGATCTGACTTGGTCACCCAATATCGGAAATTAGGGGTTCGAGTTCAGAAAAATAGACGATATGATGAATTGGGTGGCACACAATTGCTGAATCAAATGATCTCAGACAAACGAGTGATCATCGATAGCAAATGTGGTGCTCTTATAAATCAGTTGGAAAAGTGGAATGTTCGGGAATCCAGAGCAGTGATTGAGGTTAATTACGGGCTATGTTATGCCATGGTTAATCTGATGTCATTCCTTCGGGAAAAAATAGAACGACCGGCTCCGAAGATAAAACAGCCGGGGTCTGGGTATAAAAATCAGAAGTCTCTAATAAACCCGGTTCGATATAATCCATCAGAAGAATGGTAAAAATTGCAATTGTGTTGTGTTTTATTGTAAATTACGTGTACGAGGAGGTGCCATTGGAGATTATTAAGTGTGCGGGTCGAAGAAATTATCGAAAGACAACGGATAAAACCGTTGTAGAATTCCACACGTGTAATCGCATATTGGCATTTATCGAAACTCCCGGAAACGCACGCGTTACATTCCCTCCATGCCCTTCCTGTGGTAATGTTACAAGTGCCATAGTTAGAGGAGATTTCATCGAACTAAACTTAATAAATAAGCGCGACTCCAAGCGTATAGAGACAAAAAATACACCGAAGGTTTTGACGCATGATAAAAATCGATAACACTGGTGCGAACCCTAGCGTCTTGGAGAGAGCGGAAACACACCCGCTATTGGACACAACGAAAACACCAAGTCCGTTTTTTAAGAAGATCAATAGGTCGATCGTCTCGTGGATTGAAGATGAGTTTGAAAGAACCGTTGATTTCCACAGAAACGATAGAATCAGAGAAGATAGAAATCATCGATACTATACGGCTCTCGACAGAGCGCAGTGGTCTCCAGAGATTCTGAAAAAAGTTTCAACCGGTGAACTAAATATCGATCTGTCACAATACAATTTCCTCATGAAAAAAGTGACGGGGTTTGTTGGGACTCTCATGAAAAACCCACAGGACGTTGAGTTTGTTTCTCAGTCACCAGATTTCGTCGATGGGTCACTCCTGTGTAAACACTTGATGAATAAAGATCGCGAATTGAACAACTGGGAAAATCAACTTAGAGAAACTATTAAAAACGGAATAATCTATAATGGGTTTATCCGTTTTAACGTAACAACAAAACATCACGAACTTGGGAACATTGAAATAAAGAATGTGAAACCGGGCACGTTACTAACAAGTCCAGAGTGGGACTCTGATGATATAAAAGATTGTTCGCATTATGTATCTGTTTCGTACATGGATGCGTACACTGCGAAGAAAATGTTCCCACATAAATCTGGAAGAATCGATGACGCTGTTCGTCGCATATACGACAACACGACAACTTACGAACAACGTGATGGTAGAGCATTTTCCGAATATGATTTGAATCCAATCTACGAACAAAAATATCGGTTCATTGAATATCATCACATGATCGACGAGGAAATTGTTCAGATGATTGGGTTGACTCCCGACGGAACTTACGTCGATGTTCCAGAACCGCCGAAAAATCTAAAAACGTCAGACCAGTTGAAGTCATGGATGAAAGCATGGTATGAAATAAACCATGTGGACCCTAAAACCGTTTTCTCTCGGAAACATGTCGTGTCTCGGTACTATATCACGACCACGTGTTCGATGCTCGATTCAGAGTTTCCATTCGATGACAACTTAGCTGTGATTCAGTGTGGTAGACTTCCTATTTCACAGTTCTCATACGAAAGACATGGTGGTAGATACATCGGTCTTATTGACGTTTTGGCTGACCCGCAGACCACGTTCAATAAGAACATGAGTCTCGTCATGGAGATGATTGCTCGTGCGTCCAAAGATGGGCAACTATATGAACCAAATGCGTTTGGTAATGATCCGGCGAAGATGGATGAGTATGAAAAGAAATCTTCTCGTCCCGGATTTAGAATGGCGGCAGAACCAGGCTACATAGAATCCGGTGGTAGAGTGTTCGCTGATATTCCTAATAATAGTGGTTCAACTCAACAACAAGTGATTCAGAACTCGAATCAGATGTTCGATATGATAAACCAGTTGACACCTCAGAATCTTGCTATGGAAGGATTGAACGAGTCATCGAAAGAGACCGGTCGTCTTTTCATGGAAAAAAGAAACCAAGGCGAAGTCACCATGGAAACCGTTGTCGGGAATCTTGCGAAACTCAACAAAGACATTGGTGAAATATGGCTTTCTATCGCAATGTCTCTGTATGGTGACGTGTATCGACGGTTCACTGATTCAACTGGTAAAGAATTTGAGATTAACCGGATGGAATACACTCCAGAAGGAATGTCATACATCATTAACGATATTTCGATGATTCCGAGACAGGAAATCGTGATCGCTTCTTCTCCTTCCGGGATGACACAACGAATAAGTGATCGGATCAGTTCACTCGAACTGATCCGCATCCTACCACAGGAAATGAAACTTACGTCGATGAAACTAACCGAGCGGATTATCAAAGGTCTTGACAACTACAGTAGAAAAGATCTTGATGGGTTCATGGAAACCATGGAAATTGAGAAAGCACTTATTCAATCTCAGATGGAAACACAGATTGCGAACAATGAAGCTACAAAAGCACAGGCAATGCAGGTGATCCAACAATCACAGCAACCGCCAGCTCCGCAGGAAGGAGCACCTCAAGAGGGTCAACCTCAAGGTGAGCAACCCACGCAGGAACCGATGCCGGAAGGACCGATCCCACCGGAAGGTGGTAGCCCCGGTCAAGAACAGATGGCGGTTAGAACACCGGATCAATTTACAGAATGACGTTTAAGTCAGAGGAGAATGTATGAGCAGAGTAACTCTTGAAGAGTATGCACGAGCTAAGAGTGCCGTTAAAATTGGTGCAGAGGAAATGGACATCATTTCCCGCGCCGCTGATTATGGATTTATTGATCCGTCCGAAATGAACTTGGAAGAGGATGACTCTATCGCGTTTCAGCAGGGTGCAATTCCTGTTGTTGGTGAAGATGTCAGACCAATTGACAAGATCATCGAAGAGGAACGTGATATGTCTCTCGAAGAAATTCGAGCGTTGAAAAAAGCAAATGAGGAACTTGCTAAACAGCTTGAAGACGAAAGAACCCTTCGTGAAGAAATCGGGAAAATTACACCGGCGACCGTTAATCCGGGGAACGACTTTGTCGAAGCCCTTGAGAAACTTTCGATTGATGATTTTGATTCCGAATATGATTATATGAAGGAACAGGCGCGTCTTCATTCTGAAATTATTAAAAGTCTGAGCCAAGGTGGTACAGATCCCCGCATTGAAAAAGCGATCAAATATGCGGAGGAAGCTGATGTTCAACGTCAGCAAATCGAAAATGAACGCATTCGAACTCGTAAAGAAGCAGAACTAAAAAATGCTATGACTAGCTTTTGGGATCGCCACCCAGAAGTGAAACCAACACGTGGTTACGAAGAAGTATCAGAAGATCTCGCCCGGTTCAAAAAGGAGATAGCGGACTCGCTACAGCTTGATGATAAAGGCGTGAACCGAACTATTGCTCGTTTGGCAGATCCGGCAACAGCGGAAACCGTTCGTAAATCACTTGAAACAAGTGGTGTTAAAATTATGGATGATTTCGATGCTGTGAACGAAACTATTCGCGTGTTTAATTACATGGATGGCTACAAGCTGAATCCTGCGACGGGTGAGTATGTACCGGTTCGAACTCTCAACGGTGAGGTGCAGAAACTCGCAGATTTGGAAACCGCGTATTTCGTGATGAACAAACAGCGACTACTTGCAGATCAGCGTAGAGAAGACATTCTCAAGCTCACTGAAAAACGTGGGAATATTGAGAATAGATCGCAGGGTATTCCAGTCGAAAGACTAGCGCCAATTGGAGCAGAAGAGGCATTGTCTCCTGCTGTGATGTCGCAGATTTTCGCGGATGCTCGTGCAAACCCACGAAAGTATACAACTGACCCCGAAGCCAAAGCGCGTCTTGAAGCGGCGTATCGCAAGGCAGGGGTATAAAAAAAGGAATAATAAATGTCTACTATTACAGCTCCGGGTACGAGTACTATTACATCTGGATTTAACTTTCCGGGTATGGTTGGTGTTGATGGTACAACGGCTCGTCCGTATACCGATACACAGATGGACATCGCGTCAAACAGACTTGACGCTCTTGAAACAAAACTTCAGTTGAGAGCTACTCTCTCTGACGTGTACGTTGCATCTATGGGTGACGTTGTCAAAAACTCTAACTCTGACGAGTTTACTCTCCCAGACGCAATCACTATGAATATGAGTCATGTGGCTGGTGCGAATACTCTTAATATGACAATCCTCGACCCTGTTCGTGGTCAGCCTCGTGCAGGTCGTTTGCAGGAACAGGACGGGTATGAAGTTGGACAGCGCATTCGTAACATCAAAGCGTTTTACAACGAATACTCACATGGTGTAACCGTTTCTTCTTGGGGTGTGGATTTCAACAACATGGATGGTCTCTACGGACTGTACAAAGAAGCAACTCCACAACTCGGTAAATTCTTCCATGAAGTAACTGGTCGTCAGTTCCGTGAAGCAGGTCTCGAAGTGTTTAACCGTGAACTTGTTCAAGACAACGTAAACGGTATCGTAAAACACCTTAACCCGAACCTGTTTGTTGCGAACACTGATCCGTTCTCACAACCTGCGTACAGCAACAACAAAACCACGATGGCGACTGCGCTTATCTCGGCTATGGATGCGGCTGACACTGGTACAAACGGTGTTAATGCGAACATCTCGGTTCCATACCTTGATGCTCTTATTGACCATGCTCAGACAACTCTCCGTATCGTACCACTTTCTATCGGTGGTAAAGATTCGTATGTGATCGTTCTCCCATCTAACCAGATGGCGAAACTCACTTCACTTACGAGCACCCTTGGAACTCTTTGGAGTTCTGTAACTTCTCTCACCAAAGATGAGATGGAGTTCCCGGGTGTTATCGGTCGTTATAAAGAACTTCTCTTTGTATCTGACGCTCGCTATCCAGTATTCACAGTTACGGGTGCGGCGACGTACACTGTTGACTACGTTGAACCAGGTAACGAAGATAACCGTAACCGTCGCGTGTACGATGCAACAACCAACAAGCGTTGGTCTGTTGGTATGCTCCTTGGTGCACAGGCTTTCCTTGACTGGAAAGTTCGCGATCTCCACTTCGAAAAACACGTTAAATCGTATGGTAAATACGCGGGTATCTCTGCGTTTACCGAACGGGGTGTTCAGCTTGCGTTTGCTCGCACTGATACACAGGACGCAACATCGAAGATGCCAGCGTACATCGAAAACAACGGTTCTATCGCGTTGTTCTTCACCAACACTTCCACTCTTGCAATCCTGTAAGAACTGATGTGAAACGGGGGTTGGAAACAGCCCCCATTTAAAAATCTTGATTAAAAGAGGGTTATATGATTATCGAAAAACTTGTTGGTGGTACTGCTTACGTTGAGCGTATTTATGAAATGGCTCAGTTGGCAGACCTTGACGTGATAAAACTTGCATGGAGACAAACTGGGTATGCGAATGCAGAACTCACAGGTCTCGAAGTTCCAGTTGTTGTTAGAAACCGTCAGAACTCAAACATCGTCACTGAAGATATTACTGAGATGGTGTCGTTTGAAGATGGCGTTACATATTTTTACGCTGATGAAAACAAGGTTCGTTGGGGATACGTTATCGCCACTGAAAACAATCTTGTTCGACTCGCTGAAGCACTTGCATCTGGGGTGTTCGTTGTTCGTTCGAAATCGTATATTGATAAGATTAAAAATATCGCGATTCGAAATGGTTGGAGAACTGAACCGGGAGTTGCAATGCACGAAAGTATCGTTGTGTCAGATCGTGAGAAAAAAGCTCTTGATAAAACAACGAAACTTGAAAACGAACTCGTCGAAGCTCGTCGTATTGCCGCAGAAGCGGTTGAACGTGCTGAACGACTTGAACAGTCAACAGCTCTTGCAAAATTAGGTGCTGAAGATAAAAAAGTTTTCGCTCCATTGCCGGTGACGCAAAATGAAATAGAAAGTGATCCATCTAGCGATCCCATTGGTGCCGGTGCTGACGCATTCGCCCCAAAAACTGGGAGAGCTAGAAGTAAATAAATAGAGAGGGTTCCATGAAAACATTAGAACTGGTTTCCCATATTTGCCGGGAACATTCAGAATGGCAAGTTCCAACCGTTTTAATGTACCTAAATGAAGTCCAGCGTCGGATGCTCTCGCGTCCGTTGCGTTCTCGAGAAATCTTTGACCCGTTGACGGGTAAACACCCTGTCCTGCAAACGCAGGATGGGGTTTTCGTTTATACCCTCAGTGTTCTCGAAGGTTTCCCGGAAGACGCTATCATGGCTGATTTGGTGTACGGTGACGATGTGACTTACGAAGCTCAATTCGTTGAGGGTAGTTCGTCTGAAAAAGCTAAGATCATGATCCCTCCAACGGTAAGTGGGTCATTGTCAATACGAGCGTATAAAGCACCTCGTGAAATAAAAAGTCCATCGGTCGAAATGGAAATCCCAGAATCATTCCACTTTTCAACGGTTCTCGTTGGAGTGCAGGGGTATTTGGAACAAGCTGAATACGGACGATCAGAACTTCTTGAAAAATTTGAAAGAACTCTTCTCCCAAAATTTTGGGAACATGAGAACTTCAAACCAAAAGCATTATCTGGTGAAGCTAAACCATATTACCATGGGAGATAACAATGTCTCAAAAAGTGTTTAACCCACGTGGTCGGCAGGAGAAAGATCGTTTAATCGGTTTTTCTCGTGAGCGGTTTAGCGGGGGTATGTTTAGAGACTCAAATGAAATCCCCGAGAGTGGTATGTTTCACCTTGAAAACGTAACTGCTCACACCGACTGTTTAAAAGGTCGAAAAGGATCGAAGTTATTCTCAGATAGACGACTCCCCGTTGAGTTCTCAATGAACGCAACTAAAGTTGGTCCACTCGTGACGCTTACAGGTGGTATCACCAAGCAGGAGATCGGTTACATTCTTTGTGATTGGGATGATGGTGTGAACAAGTCTGCTCGTATTGTGGGTGTTGATGTTGCGTCGTTAGATCCACTGACTGGACTTTACGCAGTTATTGAAATCGAAAATACGATCCCAGATTTCACAGATAAAACAATAGGCATTCGAGGAAGAATAAACGCGTCATTCACATCACACGTAACAACAAAAACCAGTGGTGTTGAGATACATGTTTTCCTCCTTATCGGTCGAAAACTTTTTGTGTCGTCGGTGTATTACACTGGTGGTGGAACCGCTGTGATGAGCGATTGGTTTGAAGTGTACCGCACTGGTCGAGACATGCCAGTTGACGCTTTTTCGACTTTCGATAAATCCGGTGACGTATTGCTTCTGAACAATCCCGGCGGACTATTTCGCATCAACACGAACCAAGTCCCCGGTGCGATGTATTTCTGGAAAACGAATAATGTAACACCAATGACCGAACACATGATAACTGACGTGAACAGATCAAATATGTGGGAATACGGTTTCCGATACATTGTCACATTTTCAAAACTAACCGGTTCCGTTTTTGGTGATAGAACCATGGCTGATCTTGGTGTTGTCGTTGAACAGGAAACTTGCCCTGTGGTTGTAAACACCATGTATGACAAAGATTACTCCATCGTGTACGGTATGATCCCCCCCACGGGGGCTGGTGTGTTCATCGGTTCTTCTAAATCGGAGAAAACAACCGGGGCAGAACTTTGGGTAACTGTTTACGGAAAGAACGCATTCTCACTCGTGACCACTTCGTCATCGGGTTCTGCAAAGCGTATCGCGATTTTCGTGGACTACACATACTGTCAAACATTTGACGATGTGATAACCGTTACCCAAACAGCGTTAAACCAGAAAAATTCGGATCTTCGGTTTGGTGTTACTTCTGATGGTGATGATAACGTCCGTTTTTTCTTCTTCTCATCGGATGATTCAGAGTTGTCGTCGATACTCATAACAAAGTGTGACGACGCTGTCATACCTACCGATGCTGATGGTGATCCTCTTTATTCGAACACTGTGTATGCCGAATTTGGGTTTGACACCCCGGAGCAGGTAACATTCACAAATAACCGCAGAAACGTGGTGAATGGATTGTCCATCACGAAAGATGGCGATCAGATTTCGGACACGTTCACTCACTATACCGTGTACAGAACACTTGATGTTTCTTCGGCAGAAGATGTTAGTGGTGCTCTTTCGGCTTCTCGCGTGGTGAATGATAGAAATAGATTCACGTGGGTTGCGGATATTCCAATGGTGAAACCGTTACTTGGATATATTTCCGGTGGAAAATTATTCATTGATTCGTATGCTATGAATGTTTACGACATTGGGTCTATGGTTGGGTTTTTGCGAGAAACCACGTGGGAAGAATACGAAATTCTCGACATTGGGTATGACGCAGGAAAACCGCATTACGTGCTATCTAATGCTCAATCGGTTGGTTCTACGTACAACAAGGTACCACTCGTTATAGGTTCTGATACCGTTTTCCTTGGAAGTGTTGACATCAATGGGGTTGTTGGTGGGTATACGTTCTCTGGAAGTGATATTGGTAAAACTCTATTTTGGTCCGATGGGTCGTCAACATTGATAGTCGATGTTGTTTCTGGTGTTGCCAGAGTTCTCGGTAGACAGGTAAAAGCGGATCAAGCGTGTTCGTTAAATCCAAACGGAAGAAGTTTCAACGACACCGTGTCGGATTTCACGTTGGAGTCTCGATTCAAGAGTTTCCCATTGACGACACGGTTCTTCGATAGAATGCCGGACTCATCGATTGGGTGTGTTATTCCAGGTTTCGTTCTTACAGCGGATCGTGGTTTCGGAGAGTTTAATTATTGTTCGACTTATTTGCCATCATTGATCGGGTATCATCATAGATCTGGACAAAGTAATGATACGATTGTTGATGGTATTCAATCGATAACATGGAATAAATCTTCTGTTAGCATCAAGACGAATCAGAAGACTTTCGTGTTGCGAACAGAACAGGCGTATAACGCAGGAGACCCAAAGTTCAACGAATCGTTCTTCACGTTCCCGGACCCAACGATAGTGACCGATCAAATTGGGGTAAACGCTGTTTCCCACGTGGTTTCCACGGGTGATGGTGTCGAACTTGTTTATACCAACGAACCTGCTATAAGAATTTACGACGGTGAAAAATACGGAAAAGACATTTCAGCAGACAGAGTTCGAGACACCTTTATCGTCCCATTTTACCCGACCCTTGTTATAGATTATGATGGTGATATTGGGGTTATGCTGTGGGGATACAATAGGGAGGGTGGCGTATGAGTGATTGGTACGATCCGGCAACGACCAACAATTTTGAAACCATTCAGTTCGTGGTTGAGCCGGAAACTCCGTTTGTGAGTGACTTTTCAACGATAACTGACACAGTTGAATATAGAACTGGGGTTGAGGTTATACAGGTGCAATTTGTCGATAATTCAACGGCTCCCGATATAGGTGCTGTGTTTTTCCTCGATGATGGTGAAACAACTTTTGACGATGATATACAATTTATTATGAAGGACTACTAATGAAACAACTACACGGTATTATGATCAATGATACTCTTGCGAGGTTGAGAGAGTTTGGTATGAGGTATGAGGTCGGATTCGACACCGATGCGGCGAATGATTTCTGGGTTAGACGTGTCGATGGTGCGTGGGACAAGACTGCAATTCAAGCATCTGTTGATGATGTCAGCGGTGCGAAAACATACCACTCGAACGAGTTTGGTAGCACCACGTTCGTGTCGAACACCAACGGTAAAAAACTTGGTGTTGGTATGGATACCGACGATGGTTCTCAATTGTTCGGTCGCTTGAAAACAAGCGCATCCGACGAAACGACTCTCGGGGCGAGATTCATCTTCAACGATTATTCAACATCAATCGTTATGAATACAATCGGGACAAAATCTCAAGCGTTTGACTTTAAATACGTACCTATCATGTCTGGTTACCGGTATGAGGGTATCGGGTTTGGTATGCAATCATCAACGGGTGGGCGTGACAGTCGATCAGTTGCTCTGACTGGTGACGGTATGACCGTTTCGTCGAAACTTGGTTCTTCATCAACTTCTGTGAGAAACATTAAGATTCTTACGAACGAATGGACGAACAGTGATAAAGCGGGTTTCTTATTCCGAGAAGAAGCTGGGATTAGATCAACCAAGTTTGGCGTCAAGGGAAAACTTGTTGCCACTGAAGCAATAGATGAAGCGGACCTTGATTCATACATCACAATGCGCCAACTCACGTCAACCGTTGGGATTGCTGAAGTCGTTGCTGGAACTGGTGTAACGGTTGACAACACCGATCCACTTAGACCGATTGTGTCATCTACATCCACCGGATCAACTGGTGCTCTCGGATCTATAAATGTAAGCGATAGTGCAACCGGATGGATGAACAGTGGGTGGTACGCGATTACCGACGGCGGTGTTGGTGCAATTACTTCGCTGGATGCTTACTTTAAAACAGCTGGTGGGAATACTTACATTGGAAATCTCACAGGCGATACTTATGTTGGTGACCTTGGCGATGATGTGTATCTCGGTAAGCAGGGTAATGATACTGTCATGGTGTCTGCGTTGTTACCGCTTGCTCCAACGCTCCCAGCTCACGCCGCTCGATTGAGCGATGTCACGAGTGCTTCCACAACTGATCGTGACCGTGCTAACCACACCGGAACACAGTTGTCTTCTACTATTAGCGATATTCAAACCACGATAACGAATAACGCATCGGTGCTTGCGAACACTGCGAAAGTCACAAATGCGACCCACACAGGTGATGTTACAGGAGCAACAGCTCTGACGATAGCAAACAATGTTGTTACCCTTGCTAAGATGGCTGATGTTGCAACATCAACAGTATTCTATCGTAAAACCGCATCAACAGGTGATCCCGAAGTTCAAACATTAGCAACTCTTAAAACTGATTTAGGTTTAACAGGAACTAATAGTGGAGATCAAACCATTACCCTTACGGGAAATGTTACAGGGTCTGGGACAGGTTCTTTCGCAACAACAATTGCAACCAACGCGGTTGATAACTCAAAACTCTCCCAAGTTGCCACTACTACTATAAAAGGTAGAAACACCGCAGGAACAGGGAATGTAGAAGATTTGTCTGTTTCTACAGTTAAAACCATGTTGAATCTTACAGGAACTAACAGTGGTGATCAGACTTCAATTGTTGGGATTACAGGAACTAAAGCTCAGTTCAATACTGCGGTTACTGACGGTGATATATTGTATGTTGGTGATGTTACAACTAATGCCACCCATACAGGTGATGTTACTGGTGCAACTGCTTTAACTATTGCTAATGATGTTGTTTCAAATGCTAAACTTGCAAACATGGCTACTGCTACAATTAAGGGTAGAACTACATCAGGAACAGGCGACCCCGAAGATTTAACAGCAACTCAGGCTCGTACTGTTATTGACGTTTATTCTAAAACCGAGACCACCAATATAACAAACAACAAGCAACCTTATCATGGTGTATATCACAATGGAACTAGCTACGAGTCTGATCTGATTTATAATGAGGTTACTGGCGAGTTATATTTCAGTGCACCAACAACTATATATGACCAAACAGGGGTTAAATACACTATTCCAACTACTACGATGTTTGATACAACAGGATTATCTAGCGGAATATATTTTGTCTCAATGAACTCAGCTGGTGTTATAAGTGGCTCAACTACTCCATGGAATCAACTAATTGAATCGCCTATTGCGCTAATCGTTCATAAAAATGGTGGACTCAGTAAAGGTTGGGATGAACGTCATAGACATTATAGAAATGCCGCGGCAACAAATGCGGCTCATTATTCAGAAGGAACTATTCTAAGAACTAAACCAATAATTGCTGGATTTACTTTAAATGGTACTACTGATGCATCTAATAGCTATTCGCTTAGCTCTGTAGTTGTTCAAGATGAAGATATCAGCATGAATACAAGAACTAAAACTGAAATCCAAACACTTTCGCAGATACAAGTTGATGCCGTAGGCGATATTGCGTTTGTGAGTACCAATGCTCATGGGTATAATGTTGGAACTACATATCCAACAAAACAAGTAACAACTGTTGGTGGAGGAATTGCTGAGATCATTCCTGTCATAAACGGAACATATTTCAATATGTATTTGTTAGCAGGAACTTTCTTAGATGAATCTTATCGTTATTTCTTAGCATCTGGATATCAACAATGGAATAAACCAAATGCTAGTGATACTCTAGCTCTATCTAATGCTATAAGTGCTCTAGTGGGTAATGACTGTCCTGTTTTCAAGAAATTAAATCTCCAGGAAGTTAATACATTCTTGAAATTAACATATTTTGTAAAATCAAGTAATACTCAAATTGGTAAAGCTCAATTAGTAAGTGTTCAAGAAATTATAGGAAATAGACAGCAGAATTTATCTACCACTGTACCAGGTACAACACCTGACTTACAATTGGTAACTGATACAGGTGCAACAACTACCAATGTCATAACAACTGGTGGTTATATTGATACTGCCCTCACAAGTGGTAATGTAGTTATTGGTGGCGGAGCTACTAAGCTAACAAGTTTATCAAGAAGTGGGATTGATACAAACGCAGTGAATTTGACAACCGATCAATCTGTTGCTGGTGTGAAAACTTTTTCAAAAATGTCGGTGTGGCAGTATACAGACTCACTTGGGGATCGCGCTCTAAACATCCGCCCAGATGTGGCGGTAGGTTCAAATCTTCCGTTGGGAGGAATTAACTTTTGGGCTAATAATACAATGACAGTGAATCGAAGATCGAGAGTAGAAGCGTTTACCACTTTATTCGGGAATCAGATTGGTCTAAGGGTTATAACTCATAACACTGAGGCGGCAGGTGATATAACAGCATTGACTATTACTCCAGCAGGGGCATTACTCGATGTAATGTCAACTGCAGCAAAAACAGCTCTTGCCGATAATGCAATATTGGCTAACTTTGGTGATGTTAAATCCATAGGTGATATTCGTTACCAACCACTTGCAACTGACTTGACCAACTTCAGTTCATGGTTTGATATAGTCGATATTTCAACAACAATTAAAGCATTACAAGGTAATACTACTTCCACAATATTTAATGGTGTTGGTGCTACCATTCTTACAAGCAACCATGCTAAAAATGGGTCTATTTGGAATGTAAGAGCAAGTGCAGGCTATGCTACAGACTTGACAATGCCGTTAACTGATGCCAATAATGGTGCAATTATGTATATGTATGGAACTGGTATTGCTGGTTCTGGGTTAGATTCCTCAACTGCTCCTAAATTGTATTTCAGAAGAGATGGTAGTATTAGAGATACTGTTTCAACTGAAACTAAATTAGCGACTAGTGGCTTTGAGACAACGTTAACAAACTTTAATGATTTAAACAGTTTAGGTCTTTATAATCCAACTATATTAACAACAGGAACCAGCACACTTACATTCACTAATGGGTTTACATATAGAATTTTTGGAAGATTGTCACTGTTAGCGGATACTAACCTATTATCTTTCAATAATTCAATTTATTTTGCTAAGATAACAGAGTCATTCTCACTTAGTACCCCGTCAACACCGTTAGTTACTACTGGTTCTCAAGACTGGACAAGTAATAATTTGAATTGTGAATCAGGTCAATACTTTGTTGATATATCAATAACGTATAACACTAATAATAATATGATCCAAGTTCAAGGTACTGTTACTGGCATTAATTCTACCGGTCGAGTTTCTGACCGTTTCTGGGGAGACAAAAAACAAGGTGCTGGAGTGATGCCTACGCAAGTTATCATAGATGTAGGCTCTTATACTAACTCCAAATTACATATTCAGCGTGTACAATAAACAATTTAATAAAAGGAGTTTTAAGATGAGACTTAATCAATATGACGAACTAATGAGAATCAAAGAGATCCGCTTACAACCAATGGATATTGCTTCCCCGCAAGGGGATTGGAAGATGGATATTCTATGGTTATCACTGCATGAAAAGAGTGGTAAATGGTATGATGGAATGTTAGAAACGCTATCAGTTCAAGAGGCCATTCAAAGAGGTATTGTTACTGTTGAACAGATGCAACAAGCATATACATTCCACGCAACAATAGCGGATAACTGGCATACGGTGGTGAACCAATGACACCGCTGAAATATGAAACCCTTAAAGCGGGAGATCTCGTGTTCACCACGGGATCTTCTTTAGTGGCGCGTGTTATCCAACGCATAACAAGCGGGTCAAATCATGGGTATCCGTCCCATATAGGAATCGTGATAGATTTTTACGGACAGAAACTAATCGCGGAAATGTTGAACGATGGTCTTGTGGTGTCGTCGCTTGAGTCGTATCGGAAATCAAAACGAAAAACGATACACTCAATTTGGCGACTTGGTCGCATGACCGATGATAAAATTGAACGTCTTCAACAGCGGATAGCACTTGATCGACGCAAACAGATTGAGTACGACTGGCGCGGGGTTATGGGGTTCATAACCGGTAAAACAGATTGTCCAGAAAAATTCTACTGTTCGGAATACGTTGTTTACGTTCTTCGATATGTCGGGGCATATCCGACAATATCTCGTTCAATGTTTTCACCGAACGACATCTTCAACGATATCAAAAGTCTGAAAGATTCAATCGAGGTTGTTTATGAATAGTTTCGAAAAATCGTTTGAACGTGTCATCGGTAACGAAGGCGGGTTCACAGCTGATCCGACAGATCGCGGAAACTGGACAAGTGGGCGTGTTGGTCATGGCGTGTTGAAAGGAACCAAGTTTGGTATCTCAGCAATGACATATCCAAATCTTGACATCGCCAATTTAACGGTAACACAGGCGAAAGAAATTTACAAACGAGACTGGTGGGACAAGTTCTCAATGGGTCGGTTTGGAAAATCTCTTTCGTTCCAAGTGTTCGATTCCGCGCTTAACCATGGTTTCTTTCCAACGGTTAAACTACTTCAGAGAGCGGTTGATGTTGTCGATGATGGCGTGATTGGTCCTAAAACACTGGAAGCGGTGATGAAACGCGATGTTAGTGATCTTTTGATGCTGTTCTTAGCTGAACGAATCAGATTATTCACAACGGTCAGCACGTTCCAGTTGCACGGTAAAGGATGGATGCGTCGGGTTGCTGAAAATCTAAGGCATGCGTCGGAAGACAATTAACACGTTGTATATTAAGCTCGTTGGTTGACGGGCTTAATTTTTATCAGAAATGTGAGATGTTGTGGACAATATAAACTTCTTGTTTGGAAAAGATGGTATCACAACGGTTGATCTGATTTTACTCTCGATTGTTTTCCTCATCGGTCTCACAATCGTAGTGTCGTTTGGAAACTCTTTTACAATTGGGAAGTTTGCGTGGCGTAAAAAAACCGATGCAAACATGGAGTTTAT